GAGAGTGCAACAAATTGCTGTTGAATCAACCAATGTTGGACCTGTGAGAACGTACAATTACATATACACAGGCGAAAATAAAGATGTGTTGAATCTTGATTTGAAATACCAATTTGCATATTTCCATCAAAGTAGATATTATGATGCTCTTCAAAACAAACTAAAAAATGATGATAAAAAAGTAGATCCTGTACCAGGAGCGAAAGGAGGTAGAAGAAGTTCTAAAGCTGCCACGGCAATACCAGGAGGCAAAAAAAGAAGAATGAGTTCAAAAGTAGCACAGTCTCCGATAGCACCAACAATATCAGACACAATAAATCCTGATGCTCCAGCTGAGAACCGTGAAATGGCAGATGTGTTTAGGAAAATTTTAGAAGATCCTGAGGCAGATTTAATTGTGGTAGATTTAAACATACTAGGTGATCCGTATTGGGTAGAACAAAAATCCATTAAACCAGGCAACAAACAAATGACATCAGATGGACAGACAGAGCCTGACGGATCAGTATCTCCTGATGCAAACAATATTGTAGTACAGATAAATGCAAAATTTCCATCGGATCTTGATGACGAAACTGGATTGATGAAATTAGATCACTCAGCATTTTTTCAAGGAAAATTTAGAGTGATTCTTTGTGAATCCAATTTTGAAGGTGGTATATTTCAGCAAAATTTAACTATGACGAGATTCCGTGAACAAGACAATGATATAAAAATGACAGGATCTAAAGATGTTGCTGGAGAAATTATTGGCGGAGGGGTAGGAAAATTAACTCGTACAGATGCTATTGCAGCTATGACTTCTTCGGAAGCATATACATCAACGCCGAATGTTGTTAAAAAAGTGAAAAGTGCATACAACGGCATTGGCGATAATCAAAGATCCTTTCAAACAAAAGATGTAAGCTTTAAATCTTTCGTTAATAGATTAGGGATATAATAGATTAGGTATATAATAGATGCCAACATATAAAAGAAGTCTAAACAAAATACAACCTTCAATGGGTGTGTACATTGGCACTGTGTTGAATACAGCAGATGTAAATTTTTCTGGCAGGTTAGATGTACAAATTCCTTCACTGCAAGTAACAAACGATGCATCAGATAGAGCATTAGAAAAAACCACATACACTGTGAGATACTGTTCACCATTTGCAGGCCAAACACCAGCACGTGATTCCAACAGTAATGGAGGGTTTGAATCAACACAGAAATCATATGGATTTTGGGCAGTGCCACCAGACATAGGCACACAAGTTTTAGTGATGTTTGCCAATGGCAATGTAAACGAAGGTTTCTGGATCGGCTGTGTGCCAGACATGCAGATAAATCACATGGTGCCTGGTTTAGCATCATCAGAAAAATCAATAGAAGAAGCATCTGGAGGAGGCAAGCCACCAAAATTTGGCAACTTAGGAATATCAGATCTACCAGTTGCTGAAGTAAACAGGAAAGTGGCTGATGGTGCCTTAACTATAAACACTGATTATACAGAAGACAAGAGTGCCGCTTTTAGACCAGTACACACACATATTGCAGATACATTGTTAGCACAAGGATTAATTAAAGACAAAATTAGAGGAGTAACATCGTCGTCGGCAAGACGTGAAACACCGTCACAGGTGTTTGGCATAAGCACTCCTGGACCAATTGATCATAAAGGACAATTTGCACCAACGAACACTGAAGCTGTGAATAGACATGGAGAAGTTGGTGGAAAATATGCTCATTCACGATTGGGAGGTCATTCATTTGTGATGGACGATGGTACTCCTAGTGTTGGAGGTGAAACACCAATTGAAAATGAGTTGATAAGATTTAGAACACGTAAAGGTGCTCAAGTGTTGTTGCATGATTCAGAAAACATAGTGTACATTATAAACAGCACAGGCACAGCATGGGTAGAACTGTCGGAAGATGGAAAGATAGACATGTATGCAGATGAGTCATTCAGTGTTCACACAATTGGTGATTTTAATCTTAGAGCAGAACGAGATATTAATATTGAGGCGGCGAGAAATATCAACATGAAAGCCACTGGGCAAAATAAAAATGATGAAGAAGCTGGCGGAGAAAATCAGACAATCAATTCAAACGAAAATATTATAACTGGCCGAATTCATATAGATGCAAAAGATAGTATTGAAATGATTGCTGAAATCGATATCAGAGCCAAAGCAGGGGAAGATATTGAAATGTTTGCTGTAGAAGATATTGCCTTAAAAGCAGAGGACAATCTTCATTTAGAGTCACAAGACAGTATGCATGTACAAACAAGAGACAATTTTACATTGTATGTTCAAAATTTTGCAGAGGTTGAAATTGGCAGTCCAACCACCAGTGACAGTACTGGTGTAGGCACACTGCAACTGAGAGTAAAAAATGATCTAAAAACTTTTATAGGTGACGATCATAAAACATATGTTGGTGGTGATCACCTCTTAGAAGTTGTAGGAGATGATAAAATATTTGCCGCAAATCATTGGGCCAATGTAACTGGTGAAATACATTTTAACACATCAGGAAAAGTTGCCGCAGGAGTGGTTGGTGAAACCATAGTAACAGAAAATGTTGTTGGCGACAAAGGTGAACGTGTGCCTTCAGATGTGGTTATTCAATTAGACACATTTGAAAATCTTATCACACCAGATCCTATCGACTTGGAAGATCCTCCAGGAATAAAAAGACAGTCTATAATGAAACGTATACCAACAGCAGAACCATATGCAGAACATGAAAACTTGAGAAAAGTAATTGATGAAGAATCGCAAGCCTTAAAAGAAGATGGATCAGGGATAATTTTCACAGATAGAGAATTGACAGATGAAAGAGCGCCACCAGAAGAAGAGGAAACAGAAGAGGCAGAAGGAGATGCTGAGTTGGAAGAAACTGCCGCTGGTGATATCAAAGGAGCCGCTGGTGCTGTTTCAGATGAGGTTAGCCTTTCCGAGATAGCAAGTGCAGTGTCCACAGCAACCAAAATAATTGCAATAGGTCCCGAGGGAGTTCTCAGTGAGGGTAGTAAAATTGTATCTGCTGGCCTAACTGGCGGTGCTAACTTTGGTTCTACTTCACAATTTAGTGACAAAAACTTAATCAAAGGCGGAGGCGGTTACTTAACAGATGGCAAAGGAAACTTGGTCACAAGAGGTCAAGGGTATACAAAGTTTACGAGGAAAAATCCTAAATGACAGGAATATGCAGAGACAATGACACAGCAGGTGGAGATTTAGTTCCTTCACAGAGTAGTGTTAAAGCAAACGGACAGTCAGTAATTGTACATGGTGATACAGTTGCAGTACATGGTGTTGCTCCTCACTTAGAACAAACCATAGTGGCAGGGTCAAATGCAGTGTTTATTGGCGGCAAGGCAGTGTGTAATGCTGGCGATGTTGCATCAGTTTGTGGTGAGGCTGCCACAGGCTCTAGTGATGTAAATGTAGGCTAAATATTTGTATGTCAGAAGATCAAAATATATGTAAAAAATGTAACTCACCATCACACTGTACAGAGGAATCTCCACGTATGAAAGAATTTGCTGAATCAGCTGATGGCACTGATGCTGATAGATGTTTTAAATGCGATTGTGTAGATTGTGATGATTCTAATATAATTCGTTAATCATGGCAGTAAAAAACTTCAATGATGTTAATTCTACAAAACAAGGTGTAGCAAACACAAGATTATTCCGCGGGCATAGTTCAGTAGGCAGAGATTTTGCAGATTCTAAACTGTATGATATAGAATTAGTTAAACAAGATCTACTAAATCATTTCAATATTCTCAAGGGTGAAAAATTAGAAAACCCTAATTTTGGCACAAATATTTGGTTATATTTGATGGATCCTTTGGATGATGAAACACGAAATGCGGTAATTGAAGATGTAGAAGAAATTATTGGCTATGATCCGCGGGTTGAAATGGACAGCATCGAAGTTAATGATTATGAGCAAGGATTACAAGTAAAAGTATCTATACTGTACACAGGATATGGTTTAGGCGAATCCATGGACTTGATATTTGATTCACAGCAAGGATTAATGGCTGGCCCAACACAAATATATTCTTCTAATTAATCCATCATAAACTAAGCACTTTTTTAAAACTATAAATATTATTATGCCATCTAACGATAGACAAAACTCTCTGCTTATAAATGATACCTGGCAGAAAATATACAGAACGTTTTCACAAGCGAACTTTAAATCGTACGATTTTGACACAATAAGACGTACACTCATTGATTATCTTAGATTAAATTATTCAGAGTCATTTAACGACTATATCGAATCATCGGAGTATCTAGCATTGATTGATTTGATTGCCTATACTGCTCAATCAATTTCATACAGAGTGGATCTTAATGCAAGAGAAAATTTCATTGACCTAGCTGAACGTAAAGAATCAGTATTAAGATTAGCAAGGTTAATATCATTTCAACCAAAAAGAAATATTGCTGGAACAGGACAACTTAAAATAACGTCAGTTACTACTACTGAATCTGTAATCGATGCAAATGGCAACGATCTATCAAACACACCTATACTGTGGAACGATGTGACCAACAGTGCTTGGCAAGAACAATTCAATGCTGTATTGAATTCTGCACTTCCTAGAGCACAAACGATAGGCAAGCCACAAGCATCTGAGACAGTGGGCGGCATCACAACAGATCAATACAGATTAAATTCTAGTAACATTGGATTACCATCATTATCATTTTCACGTAACATCAACGGACTTGCTATGGATTTTGAAATTGTTCCTGTTGCTCTTGATCAAGGTTTTGTAGTAGAGGAAAATCCAGTACCTGGGAATTCACTTTCATTCATTTATAAAAATGATGGTAAAGGATTTAGTTCTAATTCATCAGGCTATTTCTTTACATTCAAACAAGGCGAAATGACCAGTACAGACTTTACTATTGATTCACAACTTCCAAACACTATTGTAAGTGTTGAAGAAAATGGCATTAACAATGATGATGTGTTTTTATTTAAAACAGATCAAAACGGATTGTTAGAACAAGCATGGACCAAAGTTCCTGCAATCACAGGAAACAATGTAATTTACAACAGTCTTGCGAACAATATCACAGAACAATATGCAGTTGTTACAAAAACAAATGATCAAATTGATTTAGTATTTTCAGATGGTACATATGGAACAATGCCTGTTGGCAACTTCCGTGTGTATCACAGACAGAGCAACGGGTTAAGTTATAGAATTCAGACAGGTGACATGCAAAATGTCTCTTTTGATGTTGAATATGTTGGACGTACTAACCAAATTAACACAATGACAATTACAGCATCACTTACTACGACAGTGAACAATGCGGCACGATCACAAAGTATTCTTGATATCAAGACACAGGCACCACAAGTGTATTATGCAAACAATAGAATGATCACTCCGGAAGATTATCAAATTATTCCGCTTACACAAAATCCCTCATTAGCAAAAGCAAGATCACAAGTAAGAGCAATAAGTGGTACATCAAGATTTTTAGATGTCACAGACCCTACAGGCGTTTATTCAGAAACTGACATTGTTGCAGATGATGGAATGCTTTACAGAGATATTGTAACTGAATCATTTGACTTTTCGTTTACTACTAGAGATGATGCTCGTAAAGTTGTTACAAGTTCGGTAGCAGATTTATTTGAATCGAGTGCAGTAAAACAATTTTACTATGACAATTTTTCAAGACCGCAAATTGCTGGAACAAAAACTTGGTACAAATCAACACAAGCATTAAATCAAGTGACAGGCTACTTTACTGAATCGGGGGACGATTCAAGTGTGTTAGCAGTTGGAACATCTAGTATTTCAAATTTGTCTTATATTACATCCGGAGCATTACTAAAATTTGAGCCAACATCAGGCAATCATTTTATGACTGAACTAGGAACACAAATGACAGGTACAGCAGGACATCCTGGAAGTGCTGAAATCATGTGGACCAAGGTTGTAAGTGTGGAGGGTGATGGATCCAATGGCGGGCAAGGTAATTTAGCAAACGGCTCAGGACCAATTGTACTTTCAGATCTTATTCCAACCGATGCAGAAATTAAAGAAATTATTCCAACATATATAGATTCAATCTCAAGTGCCTTAGAAACAGCAATCATAGACAAAATTGTTGCTTTTAAAAACTTTGGATTAGGATTCAACAATACCTCTAGAGTTTGGTATGTGATTAATGAAGAGGACTTAAACACTGGCGCTTTTGATTTGACTAATGGTCAAGACAAAACAGGTGCTGGACTAGATGCTTCTTGGATGATTAGATTTTCAACAAATGGTTTGACATACACAGTGTTTAATAGAGCAACTCAATATATTTTCCAAAGTTTTTCAAGAAATAAATTTTACTTTGATGAATCAGTAAAAGCAACAGATCCTGAAACTGGTTTAGTCATAAAAGACTCTATCACAGTTTTAAAATCAAACACTAAGCCTGATTTTGTATCTAATTTGACGTTTGATTATAAATGGCAAATTGTTAAAAACATTATAGGCTCAGATGGATATTCTGACACAAGAAAATTACAAGTAGGATTATATGATGGCGATGATGACGGCGTTGTAGACAATCCAGACCTATTCAAACTTATAGTAGCACCTACCACTGATATAGGTGAAAAATATGTATATTTTCAAACAGTTACAGTAAATGGGTTTGAACAATTAAATCCAATAAACACTACTGAATTTGTTACAGTGTCCAAAGAAGCAGATATTACGAATCCTAACATGTATGCTAATGGACAAAAATTTTATTTCTTTACAGACGATGAATTTAAAACATATGATTCATCAACTAGATTATTAGAAGACCTAACTGGATATACAGCAAAATTAGGTAGACAAAGTCTCATATACAAATACAATCATGGTGCCCCTAGGGATAGACGATTAGACCCATCAGTGAGTAACATTATTGATTGTTATGTAATGACTAAAGCATATGATACTGATTTCCGTGCATATTTGAATGCTAACCAAATCACAGCAGAACCTGATGCACCGACTGTGGCAGACTTAAACACAACGTATCTCCCAACACTGAACCAATTGAAAAGTGTTAGTGATACTATTATTTTTAATCCAGGTGAATATGTTTTGTTATTTGGAAAAGGAGCAGAATCTTCGTTGCAGGCAACATTCAAAGTTGTTAAAAATCAAGCAACAGCAGTTTCAGACAACCAAATCAAATCAAGTTTAATTGAAGCTATCAATGGCTATTTCACATTGTCTTTATGGGATTTTGGAGATACATTTTACTTCACTGAATTAGCGGCATACTTACACAACACCCTAGCACCAGATGTTTTAAGTGTTGTGATTGTGCCAGCAAGTGCTACTACATCATTTGGTTCTTTATTTGAAATAACAGTCGATGATCATCAGTTACCGATATCTTCAGCCACAGTTGATAATGTTCAAATTATTTCTTCTAACACTGCTGAACAATTAAAAGCAACAGGCACCGTAGTATCATCAACAGTAGGAGCAACTGGTACAAGCACTAATGCTACAACTGGCGTGAATTCTACAATAACGTCATCGGTCAGCTCTACAATATCATCAGGATCATCAGGCTCAGGATATTATTAAGATGGGTAAGAGCACACGCAAATCGCAAACTCTGTTACCTGAAGTTTTCCAAACCACAAAAAACAAAGACTTTTTAACAGCAACTCTGGATCAGTTAATTGAACCTACCAAGACACAGAAGTTATCATCTTACATAGGCCATACAACAATTCCTTCATACAAAGCAACAGATGGGTATGTCACAGAACTTACTGATGACAGAACCAACTATCAATTAGAGCCAGCAACACTTTACAAATCTAATGGAATAGACGTTGACTTCGCGGCTCCATACATTGATC